ATGATATGCGGGCATTGCGGCAACAAAATAACGGGAATTAGTTCAACGAGCAAAAGCAAGAAAATTCACCATTATTACAAATGCGCGGGCAACTATAAAGGTACTTGCAAAAAACGGACTATCCGCAAACAGTTTATCGAGGGCGAAGTTATTGCCGCCATAATAGGCGACGGCACAGAGCGAAATAAACACGGTATTTTGACCGACGAATTTATAGACCTTGTAGCCGCGGAAACGTATTTACTTATCCAATCGGAGCAAAACGACACCGAAATAAAACGGCTTGAAAACCTTGTCGCGGAAAACCAAAAGGCGATAAACAATCTTATGCAGGCGTTAATGCTCGGCAAGATTGCCGACACGATTTTGTCGCAAATCGAGAAGTTAGAAAACGAAAACAAGGAATTGAAAGAAAAGGTCGCAGAATTACAAGCAAAAGAAGCAAAAGTAGACGATAAAAAAGAGGCAGAAAAAGAGGAAAAATTAAATTCACAGGTTGAAGATGTTCTAAGTCGTTTAGAAAAACTAATGAACGGAACAGAAACTTCTAAAAAGGAAGAACCAACTGTAAATCCTGAATTTGGATTTTTAGGAAGTCTTGAACCTAAGAAAGGAGATAAATAATGCCTACATTCGCAACAAGTGTTTTAGAAAACAATTCAGTTGATATTGTCGATTTCGCTAAACTTAGCAATATTGGAGAAATCGGTATGGCACCTGATTTTTCACAGAATCAGTTAGCAAACGATTTCCAAAATAATTTCCCATTGGTTCAATGGTTATTGGGTACATCTCGTAGCCGTCAGATTCAGACTGCATTTAACAATGGGTCTGCACAGATTCATCGTGATTCTTCAGGTGAATTAAATATCGTGCTTCCTTGGGAAGTTGGAACTACATTGCTTGAAGATACTCAAAATGAATGTTGCTGGACACCACTTGATTTAGCTAAATGTGGTTCAGAAGTTCCATTAAAGCTATTGTGCTTGAAAGATTGCGACAAAATCTTAGAAAACTTTGTATGGAGCAAAAAACGTTTTGGGTCAAATGATTTAACTGGTTATTTTGCTCGTCAGGGTGAAACAGTAAAACAAGCTCGTGATCGTATGGCACGTTTAAGCATGGTTTACTTCACTTCTTACAACATTATCAATGGTACTTCTACAACTGGTACTTCTGTATTGAAACCATTCCACGGATTGTTGGAAGTTGTAGAAGATAAAACAGTTATCAAAATCTTAGGACAGAATATCTTGGCGGCTTTTGATTCACTAGGTTGTCGTTTAGCCGTAATGAGTGGTGCAAATACTGGAGAAATCATTTTTGCAGTACATCCATTAACATATATGGCTATCAAAGAAGTTATCGTTCCAGGTAAATTCAATGGCGAACTTCCTGCAAACTGGACGAAAGATGCAAATGGAAACGTTCGTTTTATGGGTTATCGATTCATTGAAGATAAGACAGTTCCAGTAGATGTAGCTAAGGGAACTGGTGATGTATGGATGTTAGACGGAAGAAGTGTTGGTGGAATCATGGGCACAACATTATCACCAAGTGAAGATTTCATCCGTAGAACAATCTCTACAACTGATACACCATCTGCTGGATGTGCTACTGAATGTACGTTCTACTACAACTTTGGTGCAGTATTTGGAACAAACCCTAACCGATTAGCCGTTATCACAGACATTCCATTAAGTGCAACTTGTATGGGTGCTACTTTGGATGGTTTGGACGCTTTGATTAAACCTCAGACAATCGTTCCAATTAACATTGCAACTGACTAATGTTTGAAACAATCTACGAACAACTACAAACAAGTTGCGATTGCATCCGACAGTCTGATAAAAACGATGATTCGTTTAAAAAGAATGTCATGCAATTGGTCGATTTAATCAGTTCTATAACGTGTTGGAAAAACAGTTCATGCGAGACTTTCCTCTCTAGTGATAGAGAGGAGGTCTTCGATGTGGATTTCATCCGTTCTTGTCATTGCGATGGTGGATTGATGATTACCAATCTTTACTATAAAGAAATCAAATCTGAAACAATCCAAATTATTCTACAAACACGAGATGGAATCCATTTTGAAGAGATAGAGCTTGCAGACGAGGATTTCTCGTTCAATGCGTACGAAAATAAGCTATATATCGACTTATCGCCTTATGGTATCAACGACATTTGTAGTTGTAAGAAACTGCATAAAATCATTGTTCGTTACACGGCAGGATATGAACTTTTACCTCAGTGTCTTGTTCCAGTGTTCTGTGATTACCTGCAACATCTCATTGCATACAACCAATGTGATTGTAACTGTGATACTTGCGAGGATGAAACGGAAAATAAAGCACCAGTTGAACCTGATACGATAGAAGAATATATCCAACGAACATTGTTGATTGCATACCAAAGACAATTGGAAACGATTTCCCTTTGTGGAAGAAGTTATAGATTTTTAGGGATGGTTGTATGATTGTTAAGTTTTTAGGCGAAAAAGGCGAACGAAAAAAAACTGGATGTCCAGTTTGTGGTACAAGAATTCGAGTTTCCAACACTATTTCATATACAAAAAGAATGATTCTTCCAAGTGGCAGAGTTATGGTATTCGTTTTAAATCGAGAATACGAAGTCAACGAAAAGGAAGGACAATTCTTATTAGATTACCATTACACGTACAACAATGAGGAGATACACCCTTTTGTCAAACGAGACTAATTTGCTTAAGGCTTGCATCGATGCAGTTCAAGGGCAGTTCGATGATTTAGCCGAACAGTTCAAAGATGTTATGGGGAACGAAATCCATAGCAAAGAGGGAACGTTAAAAAGTTGTATGTGTAAAGAAAAGATATCCGATACAAGGTATTTTGTTGGAATTGATCAAAACCAACTGAAAGCTAAGGCAGGATTTGATTATTCCAATGCGTATTGGAACGGAAGAAAAGAAGTGCGTCCTAAAAGAAAAAAAGCCCTACATTGGGTGGAAAATAAAAAGGATGTATTTGCAAAGAAGGCAAAATCAACGAGTGGAGACCCATTCGTAGAAAGGGCAATACAAAAATTCAAATAAAGGAGAAAAGTATGGCTATCAAAAAAACAACTAAGAAAACAGATGTTAACGCTTTTATCCAGCGTAAGTTGTCCGTTTTGAATGCACATGGTGGTTACAAAGCCGAAAAAGCCATGACGCGTGTAATTGCAAAGAATAAAGGAGGACAAGCCTAATGTCAAAGTGTAACATCAATCGAATCGTAGCAAATAAAGTTGGTTATAACAAGCTAGATAAAACAACTGCAGAAGTTACCTTTAACTTAAGTCGTGATATTGATTCTTGTGTAAAGATCAATACAAAAAACTATGTTGAGTATGTAGGTTCTACTACACCAGTTTATTCACGTTTGGCAGTTCCTCAGGACATGATTAACGTTTGTGAATCCTTTGGATGCAAAAACTCAGGAACATTGATGATTAACACAAACAATGATGGTTCAGATTCTAACTACACACATACGGCGAGTGCAACATTTGCAAAATCATCAAACGCTATCTTATTTTCTGCAGGTGTTATGTTCATGTATATCGACCTCCCAGCCGCAGGAGATTATGCATTAGCTGTAACTATCGCAGATGTCAAAGACAGTACAATGACAAATGCCGATGTTTATAAACAGACTGTATCTGTTGCTCATGAAGGTTATCAACCAATTACTGTTGACTTGGCAAAAGTTCCTGAAGAAACAAAGGGAGATGGATGGACTGCAACTACTCAGGGTATCCGTGTAAAAGTTGAAGTATCTTCAACAAGTGCAGAAGAAACAGGATATATGGTAGGTATGTCTTCAATCTCATTCTTTGAAGATATCGATGATTTAGCAAATAACGAAGTTGTTAAACTTGGATGCTTAACTGGTATCGAGGGAGATGACACAATCGATGCATTAGAAGAAATGTGTTTAGGAGCTAAATACGACACTTCAACAACGACTGTAGAACGTACAATTACTGCTTCTACATGGACACCAAACGTTCTTATGCTAAACCCATTGATGCAGAGAACAGAAAAAACAGATGGTTACTACATTGCGACAATTGAAGCAACTGTTAACAAATCAACAGACCACGAGGGATATGGAGAAGTACAACTTGCTGATGCATACATTGAAAAATGTGGCTTCACTTACGCTTCATTAGCCGATGCTTGTAACGTAAATGATGCAATCTTAACTCGCATTGAACACCCTAATTTGATGAATTTGGATGAAAGACAGTTCCAAGTTGTGAACTCTAAACTAAATCCAAATGTAGATTTCGAGGGTTCATATCTATATTTCAATAAAGAATTAGTTGGTAAGACAGTAATTATCTCTTATCCTCGTGCTTCTGAAGTTGAATCTTTCGTAGCAACAGAAAACGGAATCAACGAAAGACGAGTTCAAATGTCTTACTCAAAAGTTCAATCTGATGGTGTATTTGAAGTACATGAATATCCAAATGTATTGATTACTTCATTCCCACAGACAATCAATAACAGTGATAGCGAATTCTCATTCACAGTCAGTGTACAACGTGATGTGGATGGAAGTTTCTTCCATGTTATGAAACACAATCGTGCAGGCGAATACCTGTAAACCGATACAAACTAAGGAGGCAATATAATGGACAAATTTACAATCAATGATTGGTTAGATATTAATAAAAGTCTTGAAAAAGCGAGAGAGGATGATACACCTCATGCCGTTTTAAATAACGGCAATCTCGCAGTCGTAGGCGATGCAAATAAAACGGATGTCAAAAAGGTTGATTACCAAATTAAGTTTCGATTTGAAGAAGGAGAACTTCAAGCGTACCCAAAAAACGCTAAAAAAGTAGGTAAATACATCATGTTTACCATCGATTTTGAAGATATTCACATCAATCCTAGAAAAGATATGTTACTCGTCGAATCGGCTTTAGGCATTTATCCGATTATCACAGCTCTAACAAATGTTGTAGATACTCGTAATAGTCAGATTGAAGAAATGCTTAAACAAGTAGGTGCAGAGTATACAAAGGATGATGATGGACAGATTACTCTTTCTCAACCAAATAAACAGTTAGAAGATGAAATTGAAGTCATGAAAGCGCAGGCAAACATTGAAATGATTCATGTTTACAATCAGGCAGGAGAACAAGGCCAACAAGCTATCTATAATTTCGTAAAAACATTACTAAATATCGATGATGTATTGGCAGACCATATGCTACCTGGTTCTGTGTTAAATGCGTTATACGCAACAATCGTTAACAACCCTGAAATCTTCAACGAAACAGAAACAGTTTTTGGATATTAACAGAAAAGGAGAGTGGTAATCAAACCGATAACCGAAAAACCTACGATGCAGACTTGAATATCTACTCTTTTATGGCTCATTATGTTGCCAAAATATTGAAAATTCGCCCCAATGATATTCTTGATCGTTGGGGTGTTTCTGAATTATTAGTTGCATACGGAATATATCGAAACGAGGCACAAGAAAAAGCATACTCAGAAATTGAGAGCTATAACCGAACGGCTAAAAAGAAAATACCAAGGGTCAATAGGTATGCCGTGAAATTCTATTCTAGAAAAGAATTGGAGGAAGAAAATGTCTCAACCTAGAGTCGGTGCAGAACTGATATTAGATACGAAAACTGCTCAACAACAGATAAAAGCTCTAAACAAACAAAAAGTACAGGTTGACCTCCAAGCCAAGAATCTAACAAAAGTTAAGTCTGATATCACAAAACTAGATTCTCAGTTAAAGGAACTAAACAATCGAAAGATTACTTTGGAATCCGATGCACAGTCTTTTCAAAGAATCAAAGGTCAGATTGAAGAAATTGATCGTGTTTTAGCAAATATCCGTAACCAAAAGACTCAGATACGTTATTCAGATATTTTATCAGACGATGTAAAAAACACTTGGGTATCTCAATTAACGAAACAATCATCTTTATTGCAAGGACAAAAAGCAGTCCTAACGCAAGATAAGCGAGAGTTTCAGGATGTTTACAACGAATACAAAAAAATCAGTAAGCAAATCGATGCTTTAAATAAAAAGAAACTCGATTTACAAGCCGATTTTGGCGATGCAGATAAAATCCAAAAGGAACTGGATGAATTAACAAGGAAATCGGCACAACTCGAAAGCGATAGGATAGACCTTGAGTTAAGGCTAGAAGATTATCAACAAGTCATGTCGCAATTGAATAATATTGCGAGTGTAGCACAAAGAATTCAAAAGTTTGGAAACAGTATGAGTAAGATTGGTAGTTCCATGACCAATCTAGCAAACAACTTTTCCAATAATCTATTAGGTAGTATAGGACGTTTCTTAGTTCAAGGTGTTGGATATAGTGCCTTGTATCGCATGACTAGTGGATTTATGGATACGATTGAAACATCGTTTTCAGGCGCTGTTAATCGTATGGACACGATTGCCAACTCAAGACGAACATTTGAAGCTATGAAATTTGACACAAGCGTAGTCAATGCTTCAATGGACGATTTGGAAAACCGTATTTTAGGACTTCCTACAACATTGAACGATGCCATGCAGTCTGTAACTATGATTAGTTCAATTACTAGTGATTTGCCTAAAGCAGTACGTATCTTTGATGCATTGAATAACTCAGTTATTGCCTTTGGTGGTTCACAAGAACAAGCCAACAGAGCGATTACACAGTTCTCACAGGCAATGGGTACTGGTAAATTAGATGCTCGTACGTACTTGTCATTGACTGATGCAGGTATGTCGCCTGCCTTAGCTCAGGTAGCCGAAATGCTAGGATATTCATCTGAAAACATGGGCGCATTTAAAACTGCACTTGGTGAGGGTGAGATCTCAATCGAACAGTTTACGGATGCATTGATTGAGTTAAACGAAAATGGCAATGCTACGATGCGTGCCTTAAATGAATTAGCTAAGGAAAACGCACTAAAAAGTATCGGTTCATCTTTGACAGTTGCACAGACACAGATTGAAAAAGGATGGGCTTCAATCATTCAGTCTATCAACGATACTGTGGAATCTTTAGGGTATGGAAGTATTCCTGAGAATATCGCTAAATTTGGTAATTTCATGCGTGATTCCATGTATGGAGTTTCTAATTTCATCAACGAAAATCGAGAGCCAATCGGTGAATTCCTAGACTTTATCATAGATAAATTCAATGCAGTTCAAAACGAATTGTCAAAATTTGATTTTGGTGATTTCACAGACGGATTGAAAGACTTTAAACCAGTTCTTGATGGTGTCGTGGGCTTAGTAAAAGAAGTCTATGATGCATTCAAAGGATTCGCTAGTTTTGTTGGTGGTGGCGATATATCACGTGGTTTAGGAAGATTAGCAGGTGGATATATCACATTAGCCTATGGATTAAGAGTTTTAGGTGGTGTTCTTTCCTTTGGTGGGGGAACAATTAGCAAAGTAGCTCAACTAGCAGAATGGTTTGGTTCTAAAGGTAAATTCGCAAACTTTACTAAGAAAGGTTCTTCACTGTTCTCTATCTTCCAAAACAGTAATAAAAACAAATCCGTTACAGATTCTCTAGGTAAGGCAACCACTACTTTTGATAAAGGTGCATTCTATACCAAACTAGGAAATCAGGCTCAACTTGCGTTGATGGCAGGAAACATGATGTTATATGTCGAAGCTATCAATCAATTGAATAATAAGATTCCTGATGATTTAAGCAAGTTGATTCCTAAACTCGCTACTCTAGGAGCAACGATGGGTGCAATGATTGGTGTTACTAAAATCATGAGTAATATGTCAAAGACAGTTGATTTCAAAACACAATTGACTGGAATTGTTTCTTTGATAGGTGCAGGGGGAGCTTTATATGTGCTTGCAGAAGCCATTGGAGAAGTGAATAAGAAAGTGCCTGATGATATAGGAAACTTTGCATCCAAAATGGCAAATATGGCAATCGCTATAGGTGGTATAGGAATTGTAGTCGGTGCATTAGGTGGCTTGGCTAGTTTGGGCAATGGACTTGGTGGTATCATCATGGTTCTTGGTGGAATATTCACCTTAGGATTAGCAGGTATTCTTTATGCCGTTAGTCAATCTATTTCTGCAATGGCAGACAGTGTCATGGATATAGGTACTGCTCTTGAAAAGTTTGGAAATATAGAAATCGATTCCAAAGGTGTATCGAAGAACATGAAAACAGTTACCGATGCACTAGATGATTTAACTGGTTGGTCAGGTGGATTCTTTGGAGCGATTGGAAAGTTGGCAACACAGAAAATTGATGAGGGCAACATTGCACAAGCAAGTTCTAACTTGAATCAGTTACTCGATGTTGTAAAAGCACTTGAGGGAATTCAAGAAGTTGGAACATTGGATGGAGATTCAATCGAAAAGAACCTGAAAGCCGTTAAGGAAATCTTGCAGGCTTTACAGTCAGTCATGCCTTTACCAACAGTCAATATTGAAAACATGAATACGGACAATGTAACTTCCATTGCCGAAAATATAGATGCTTTATCACAGTTAACAGATAAACTAAGTGCATTTGGATCAAAAGAAATTCCTGATATCGATGTCGAAAAACTTACAACCACGATTACAAAAGTATCTACTGTCTTAGAACAGTTGAAAGATGTTCAATTCCCTGATGTTCGATTAGGAATTTCTTTAACATCTGAGAATGCCGAAAACATAATCGGCGTCTTAGACAACTTGTTACAGATTTTCCCTAAAGTCAATGAGCTTATTAAGGTAGCAACTGAAAATCCAATCAATGTAGACGACTTTGGCAGTGCAATCAAGAGCATTTCTGATTTGTTAGGGAAAATCAATGAAGATTTAATGCCAAGTGGTGAAACACGTGTTGGCTACAATATGGAAAACTTCATGAGTGCAGATACAATTCAGAATGTTATCGATGCATTGAACGGCATGATTAATTTGGTTACAACTTGTAAATCTTTGATGGATACGTTCTCAAATATGGATGTCGACTTCAAAACATTGAGAATGAAAATTAATTCGATGTTAACTGCATTAGGTGGAGCTGTCAGTGGGTATGGAGCAGTTGAAATTGACACCGAAAAACTTGCTCAGTTGGAAGAAGTTGTAGATACGTTTAGCACAATCGTGAGCAAGATGCAGTCTATCAGTCAAGCTCAAATCAACTTTGAAACCATAAACAGTATCATTTCACAGATTGGTACAGTCATTACAAATCTTGCCAATCTATCCAGTGTAGAAAATGCACAGAATGTTACTGCTCAGGTCGATGCTTTGATAGCTAAATTTCAAGAGTTATTAACGAGATTGCAAAGCATGGATGAACAGTTCTTAACTGTCGGTACAACTTGGGGAAATTCCTTGTATACAGGTTTTGAAGAAGCTGATGTAAAAGGACAATGTGTAGCTTATATCGATTCCATGATTGCCGAGTTAGGCAAGAAAGACTTCACACCAGTTGGTACACAGTATGGAAATCAGGTTGTCAGTGGATTTAGAACGGCAGTAGCGAATCTTCCAAGTGCAATGTCGACTGCGATTTCAGGTTTAAATGCGTACGCTTCGAGGTTCTCAAGTGCAGGTGCGAATTTAGGAAATTCCTTTGCAAATGCATTCAACAATGCAGTATCGAACTTGGAAACACCAAACATCAATGTAGAACGTGATTCACGAGGTGGCGAAGTTCCAACTGGATATTTTGCTAAAGGTGGATTTGCAAGAAGAGGAACAGATACTATTCCTGCTATGTTGACACCTGGAGAGTTCGTGGTGCGAAGAAATGCAGTAAAAGGTATTGGAGTGTCCTTCTTGAAAAAAATCAATGATATGGACTTCAAAGGCGCTTTCAAAGGCTTGATGTCATCGCAAGGAAATAGTTCTATGCAAGCGACTTACAACCACATTGTGAACAATACTTCTAACTACAACTATGGAGATAGAAGTATCACGATCAATGGTGGCAACGAACGCAAGCAACGATTAAAAGCAAATAGATTTATGAAAGGATTGGCATATTAAAATGTTTGGAAACTGTGAAAACTTTAACCCTGTAAGACAATATGTTCAATTCAATGATTTGGTCTTTGATTCTACAGATGTGATTAGTGAAGCGAGTTACAAACAAAGCACAAAGACCGAAACAGAAGAGTATTCCTATGGTCATGGTAGCTATGTAAATTTCAAGTCTTCCCAACAGTTTTTAACTGAGGGAGACTTGAGCATGACCATTAACATTGACTATCGAAAATATAGAAGAGAAGAGAGGAAATACCTCAAAGATTTTATCAAGCTAAACTTGATTAAAGCTGGTCGCATATGGGCAATTGAAGATAACAAGATTTTATGGGCATATGCTTATGTAACGGACTTCTCAGACGATTACTACAAGTTCAAAGGGCATATATCCTTTGATATAGAGTTGAAACTGTATGAGGGAGTATGGCACATTGCAGACCCTAGAAGAACGTATCTAATTCCATACAGTACGTGTAACTTCCTAGAGTGCTATGACTTTAGAGATGATACAAACTGTGGCGATTGTTGTGTGAACTGCGTAAAGCCAATGGAAGAAGATTGTGCATCTTGTCTGTGCCATTGCGATGATTTGGTAAAAGAAAATTCTTTATGTGTAGTCGGTCGAAATATATTAGATGAATTCATGCGTTGTGGAGAATCATTCTTGCTTGTATATGATTGCAAGCGTTCAGAAGAATTCTTTGGCGAGGATTCATACGGAAAGAAAATCTATAAAGCCGATGTATGTAAATCAACGATAGCAGGACAGTTCTATTCAGGAACTATCTTAGACACAACGAATATTGATATTCGTATCGATGGTAAATTTCAAAACCCTGAAATTAGTATTAACGGAAATCGCATCCGTTTGATAGGTGATTATGACGGAACAATCACGATAGATAGAAGTGGCTCAGTCATGTATTCAAAAGGCGATTGTTGCCCATTTGAAGAAGTGGATTTGAACAATGTAGAAATATTGGATGATTTCCTATTCACTGTAAAACATGGCATGAATAACGCAATCGTAAAGAATTCATGTTGTGAAATGGCGAGCGTTTATATCTATGTAGATGAAATAACGTACTAGAAAGGAATGTGTATGGCAGAAGAATATTGTTCACCTTGTATAAAACTACAAGAAGAAAGTGCAGAATTCTATGAAAATGGTGTAACCGATGCAGTCTGCAATTCATTAGGTGATAACACTGGATTCAATCCTGAAAGTGGAAATAACACTTGCGATGATCTAAAGACTGCAAACGATTGTTTGATATTAGGAAATATCGAAGAGTTACCTGCATATGATGTCTGCAAATGGAAAGAGTTCATGGAACAGTTTTTACCCAATCAGTACAACATGAACGAAGCTATCATTTGTGCTATCTGTGGACTTTGGAATAGTTTGCAGAATATGTTGCTTATGAATTTGGCTATCAATGCAAAATATGAGATTCGACAAGAGACAAGAGGGTTATCTGTTTCTGTCGCTCGTAACGGAGATTGGGCATTCAGATATTCTGATTGGAATAACCTTGAACAAACTGAAAAAGTAGGAGATGGAGTTGTTACTGGAAAAGCCGATTTCTGTATGTCGGTTGGTGAAAATAAACAAATTTCATGGCATATACGTAGTGTAACAGTCAACACATTTACGTATACGGCAACAAGTGTTGTTCCTGCATCTAGACCAAGCATTACAATTCGTGTTCCAAATTCTAGTGGAGAGGTCATCTATCAACGAGAAAGCGTGCAAGGAAATATCTCAGAAGCTATCAATCGTACAGTGGACTTGAATTTATCAGGAACATTGGGAACAGGTCAGAGTACAGAATGGATTCAGTTCTTATCTATCTACAATGACTGGGTAGCGGATGATGAAACAAACTTATACGTTCAATTCAAAAATAATAACGTGGATAACGTTCCAACGTGCTAGGAGGTAGCTTATGGCAGTTGTAGATAAAGATATATGTAAGGCTTGCGAGGACTTACAAGCCTATGCACCTGAATTTGTTATAAAAGGTGTAACAGATACGATGTGTGCAAATCTAGAAGCTAATCAAGGATTGATGAACAAAGGCAGAAAGAATTGCACAGATATTCATAACGCTATTGATTGTTTGGTTGGTGGAATGGCAGAAAAGGCACAAGCCTATGACCCTTGTAAGCCAAATCAACCAATTGAAGATTTAGCTAAAAACGTTATGCACGTAATGGATATGTTGGCTTGTTCAGATTGTGGACAGTGGGAACAAATCGAATTGATTTGGGAAGAGATTCAAAAGATATGGGATGCTATTCACGCTTTGCAGAATGGTTTAAATAGTGCAAATGGCGATATCGCAAAAATCAAAAACGCATTAGTTAAATTGCTTACAAACTTAAAAAACAGTGGTGCATGGAGTTCTAGTGGAGATATTTTGGACGGAAACATGGTAAACAATAGAAATATTGCAACTGGAAACATCAATGTATTTGGTGGTACACCAGACGGAAATTCATATATTAGAACAAACAATGGCAAGACAGAAAACGATTTAGTAGGTGGTATCTAATGGCATGGAACACGTTTTGGGGAGCATATGATAATACAGGTCCTTATGCAAATGTTGTGCTAGGGGGAGACCCTAGTGCAACTGGCCCTTTTGGAGCACCATTGACCGAAGCTCATAACAATGGATATGGCTATGGCGTTGAGTTTACAGACAATGGAAGTTATGGCGTAACTTTTAAATTAAACTTAGTTGGATATGCCGTTTCTGATTATCAAAGTTATATACCAAATCGTTATTATGTTCCTTATGGTGGAACATATGATTACATTTTGATTATTTCAACTTCTAACAACAATCAACAGTCATGGAGCCAAATTTATAATCAAAAGATTTTATCGCACGCTGGGGGTGCGCCTTTATGTTATAGAGCCAATTGGCATACAGTTGCACAACAAAGTCAATGGAGTGGTTTTTTTCAACTTCCAACAGATACTACTCATGTAAAAATTGAATTAAAAGGCGAGGACGCAACTTTGCCTCACGAGAACGTGTATACTATCCAACAAATCATTCCAGAATTTAAACCATGGGCGATACGTAAAGCGAACCAATGGAACTCATTAAATAGACCGAGTGGAAAATTTCAAATAAGGAAAAACAATGCATGGGTGGATAAATCCGTTATGAGTGGCGGCGATACTGGACAAGTCAATCAAGGAACATCGAGGATAAGAAAAAATAACAACTGGGTTGGACAAGGAAAGGTAGGTAACTAATGATACCTTATTTTGAAATCCTAGAATTCGGCAATGTAAAAAAACGTTTTCAATTATCCTTGTCAAATATATCTATGTCTAATGAAATGATGTCTATACCTACGATAGACATTGATGGAGTAGCCGAATTACTTCCTTATTTGAGAGGAAGAAAAGAAATTCGTATTTATACAGAAAATGCCATCTTCTATTCCAATACACAGTCTGTAAACGTGAACACAAATACTGGTGTATTAAGTATTTCTTGTTCTCATGTCATCAAGGAATGGGAATACAGACAAGTGCCTACAAACTATGCCACGAAAGATAAGACGATACCTCAAATCTATGAAGATGACGAGATGAAATATTCAAATGAATGGATTATGAGCTTTGATGAAAAAGCATCTCAAGAAGTCATTGACTATGTGTATTCAAGGCAAGATAAACTCAGTGCCTTAACTAGAGCGTGTGAATTGACACCTGATCTATTTTGGCGAGTTCCTTTAACAAAAGATAAACGAATTGAAGTAGGTGTTTTTGGAGAGAAGAAAAATTACACTGTTTCTTTAAGACCAAGTGGAAAAACCAATATTCATATCTTAGAAGAACCTGAAATCAACGAGGATTGGTCGAACGTTATCAACTTGGCAACAGTGTATGCGAATAAATCAGACAGTGGAATGTCCTCATTGTCTTTAAGAGAGGTATATAACGATACATCCTTGCAAGACCCTAACTTTCCAGTAGTTATTATTCGTAACAATATTAATAACGAACGTGATTATAACTATATAGATTATCCAAAACTAGCTCCAAACAACCAGTTGGAATATGCAGTTATCGATACAGAATCCGTTGCAATGGAAAGTGGATTGTTTATTGAGGGAACATTCGCTTTTGATGATTTAAACCCATTCTCATTGGAAGAAGATGTAGAAGATGGGGAAGAACCAGTAGGAAGTGGTAACTGGTCTCCTCAAGGCTTTATAGATGAGTATAATGGACAATCTATTGATATGGATGGAGTTCCACCTGAACAACCTTATCAATGTGTTGATACATTCAAAAAGTGCCTTGAAATCATAGGTTATCCAAATCCATCTAGAGCTATTGGTGGTGATGGGTATGCATGGAATATTTGGTTTAACAGACAATCCCTAGGATATGATGCGTATTTTGATTATCCAAGTACACCTCAGTTTGGAGATTGGGCAGTCTTTAATAAAGCAGGAGATACACCTTATTCTCATGTAGCTATGTTTGTTTCTGATAACGGAAATGGTACTGCACAGTTCTTTGGGCAGAATCAACCTCAACCATATTGCACAGTTACTTCTATATCGACCGCAAATATCTTAGGTTGGTTGCGTGTAAAGCCTGAGTTTTGGCAAGGAACATACAATCCTGAATCAGGGAATGGTGTTAAGAACATTACCGACGAGGACAGAATCAAATGTGCCAAGGCAGTGTACGATGCTACGATCAAAAAACTAATCTATGCTCGTAGAAAATATCAAATCACTGTGAAGACCGAAGAATTACCTAGTGATATCAATGTAGGCGATAAGATTCGTTTTATTTACGATATGAAGAAATTCCATATCGAAGAATGCTCAAACTATATGCGTAAGCTCATAGAAGAAAATGATTGGTATTACATCGTAAAGATGGAACGAAACATCAATGCCAATGGAACAACCACTGGAGAACTTACCCTTGAGAAGTTCTTACGAGTTGATAGAGAGGGGAAACAAGAATCATGATGGATGAATATAGCAGAGCCATAAATATCCTTGCAGAGAACGTATACGAGCTTAAACAGAAGCAACGATACAGTTCTGTACAACGTAGAAATCAAAGTGTCGATATGTACGGATATGAATTGACTGGTCATGGTTCTGCAAACAGTCCTGCAACGCTTGGTATCAGTGTTTCCCAAGACTTGATTTATTACAACCGATACGAGTTTCAAATCGTTATTGAAAATGCAAGTGCAACTTCTTTTCAGATTCTGATTGATGGAATCGATTTAACACCTTATTTCCAATCTCAGTTTAATGGAGCTTGGATTACTGGGAATGGGGTTTATCCAAACAAAGGAACTGCACATTATGATGTACTTCTTGCGACTGGATATATGAACGAAGCCGAAAGAAACCAAATTTTAGAACCAGGATATAAAGAAGTGCAAGTGGTAGGCAACGGAGATTTTGATGTGAAGATTATCAACTATATGAAGTATTCACATTGCAATCGATAGTTTGCGAAAACTCGCTATTTTAAAATCCATTATATAATTTTATTGTAGGAAAAACGCATATGAACAGACTTGAAAAAATGGAACTTCACTTGAAAAATCATCCTAACGATTATCAAACTGCAATCGCTTTTTTGAAGTATCGTAGCAAGGAATTTGACAAGGAAAGAAAACATAAACAAGACCAAATGCGAAAAGATATAGCCATGTATAAAAGGAGGCTTAAAAGTGCAGAATAAACACTCTAGCGACAGTATAGCCGAAGATTTGATACGTGCTTTCACACAAGTAGGAAATACCGAATTACATACGAAAACACTACTAGAAAAGCGTGTATCTGAAATAGAAAATGGCATGATTAAGGACGAACAAATTTCTGATCAAATGGAAATCATCAATGAGCTTAAAGAAGATTTAGAAGCACAAGCTCAGACACGTAGAGAACTCATGCTTTATTTGTACAGGCTTTATGGAGAAAAAGGCAATAAGGAATATTGGTGTGTGATAAAACACTTGTCATACGCTATGTACACAACCTTTGAAGCATATCAAGCGAGCAATAAAGACGAAGAATTATTTTCTTTGTATTTGCAGATTAACAAAATGTTCATCAAGGCATTATCACAATTCCTAGGTGTAACAATCACGGAATGCAGTGCTTGTTTTGGCGATATCCTTAAAGCCGAAATGAAAGGAGACGAACAATGAGTCTAAATCCACGAGTATGTAAAAAAAGCTATAAAGTACACATACCTATGATGGGTGAAGCGTGTGAATTTTGGCTTATTACAGTAACGGACGAACAATCTATTACAAACCCTGATAAAGACCATGCTTATTTAACAGATGATGGAAAATTATTTGTGTTTGACGGAGATTCATTAGTTCGAGTAAATTGCGATATATGTTTTACGCAAGAAGAAAGAGAAAAATTAGAAGGAATTGAAGAGGGAGCAAACAAATATGTATTGCCAGTTGCTAGTTCTACAGAATTAGGTGGCGTTCTTTTAGGATATACGCAAAACGGAAGAAATTATCCAATCACAAAAGACACAAAAGGAAATATTTATGTCAATGTTCCATGGGAAGAATATCAACTTCCAAAAGCAACTGATAATGCTTTAGGTGGTATTAAAACTGGATATAAGCAAAACGGAAAGTTTTACCCTATTAAAACAGATACAGACGGAAATGCATATGTTCAAGTTCCTTGGGAAGATACAAACACTGTCTATGAAGTTGTATCAAAAACTTCTAACGGACTTATGCCTATGTTGCCTAGTGACGAAAACGCTAGTAAACGCTTTTTAAATGGAGACGGAGAATGGGTAGTTGGAACAGATAACTCTATCAATGGCGTTACACAAACGGGAAGTATATTCAGTGGGGAAACATCAGATTGTGGAGTTCAAATACTAGAAATCCAAGGCAAAACCACGCAACAAACTACTAACGGATATCAGTTATTTGACGCAAGCAAATTACCAACTAAATCACAAGGTGGAGCGACTGTTACAAACAATGGTGATGGCTCATTCACTGTTAGTGGTAGTGGTAATTTAACTGAAAATTTCTTGCAAAGATATGATTACTCAAAAGAAGAAACTCTGAATTTGCTAAAACAAGGAACGCTTAAGGTAAACGGATTAGGAAACGTATCACCTAACATCGTTTTTGGTTTAAGAAATAAAAATACTGGAACTTTTGTAACAGGCAAAAGTGTTAACAAAAACACAAGTTCTTGCCAGATAAAGCAGAGTGATTTAGATAGTTTAGGTGATGAAATATTTTTATCAATATCTATGTTTGCATCTAAAGGAACGCAAATCGTAAGTGGAACAATCAAGCCAATGATTTATATTGACGGAACAGGCGAATTTGAACCATTCACAGGTGGAAAACCAGCGCCTAATCCTGATTATGCTATGCCAATTGAGAATGTTGAAATTAGTGAGATTACTTCACATGGTAGAAACCTATTAGAAATTATAAAGCTAACAGAACAAACTTTAAGTGGAGTTACATTCACACCTGTTTATGTTGGCGAAAGTTTGAAATATGTCGTCGTTAATGGTACAGCAACAAGTCAAGCAAATTATGTATTATCTAACAGATTAAATTTTGATAAAAAATTAGTTATGCAAGGTTGTCCTGTAGGCGGTTCATCAGCGAGTTATTCATTACTATGTTCTTATTATGATAGACAAAGTAAAGCCTATAAAAATGAAGTTTATGATATAGGTGACGGGAAAATTGTTGATACTGATATTTATGAAACTCAGTTTATTATTTTAATAAGACAAGGAACAATATGTAATAATTTGATTTTCTATCCAATGTTAATAAGAACTGATGATACCGATACAAGTTATACCCCTTATCAATCAAACACAACCTCAACCAACCTAACACTTGCTCAAGATGATATCTATCAACAAGGAACTATCACAAGAGATAGAAAACAGGCTGTGTTTGATGGTTCAAGTGATGAAGCATGGAGTTTACAATCTATTAACGACTATGGTCTTGCAAACTTTCAAATATCATTATCTCCAATATCAAATGGAAATATACGAATTGTATTATCTAACAGATTTAAACAACAAACTTCATTGATTGCAAATACTACCGAAGAAGGTATTTATTTAAATGATATAAATCAGTTGTTCATTAGAATTGATAAGAATAGGTTGCCTACACAAGATACGAGTGGCTTTAAAACTTGGCTTTCAACTCACAATCTAGTTGTTGAGTATAAACTAGCTACACCAACTACAGAAGAATATCAAGTACCTACTATTCCTAATTATGAGCCATACACTGAAATATCGACAAATTCAGTTGTAGACCCTACAATCACGTTCAGACCTTTGCCTTTTACTACTTGTTTAGTTGGAGAAGCAACAGAAGAAGAAAGTGGATATATGCCTCCATTAAGTGGAAATTTAAACGAATTTTTAAACGGAAATGGGGAATGGAGTGTTCCAAGTGGATATACATTGCCTACTGCTTCTTCTACTGTTCTAGGTGGTGTAAAGATAGGAAGTAACATTTCTATTTCCAGTGGTGCTATCAGTATTGACAAGGATGATGTCACAAAGGCACTTGGATATACACCTCCAACGGCAAACACAACCTATGAAAAAGTAGATAAATCATCTGACGGGCTTTGTCCTAAATTGCCAAATGAAACCACAACCACAAAATATCTAAGACAGGACGGAGCTTGGGCAACACCACCAAATACAACGTATGGAGTTGCTTCAACAAGTGCTAATGGACTTATGAGTTCTACCGACAAAACAAAGTTAAACAACCTGAGAAGGATCTGGAAAGGTACTTCTTCTTCGCCCCCAAGTGGATGGGTTGACGGAGATATTTATGTGCAATACGAGGAATAGTTTATGGCATATGGAGCAAATCATGAATTAGGTTGGATTGAAGCTTGGTCAAACGGATATTATCGTGTATCAAATTATGTAGTATATAAACAAGATTTAGAAAACAGAAAACTTGAAATCACCTTGACAAATCAACAGTGTTGTTCATTAGATAGTTTTCATACATTTTATAATTATGCGGATGTAAACAATGGATATGGTTGGCAAGTCATGGGAGGACAAGTTGTTGATGTTGTAGATTCCGTAAATGTTCCTGCAGGAGGGTGTTGGTCGCATAATGGTGATCGATACGCTAGTGTTGAAGTTAAATATAACGATGACGGAAGTGTTCCTGATATTCTGATGTCAACGCAGTTTATAGCTAACAAGAATCAACACGATACACCTGAATTTGACTGGATAACAAAAAATATCAAAAGTTATTTTCCAACGATATCTGCAAAGCCTGACCCTCCGAAAGCACCAACAAATTTGAAAGCAACGAATATTACTATAAATCAAGCTACATTGACATGGAACGCTATATCTGGAGCAAGCACTTATATTGTTGCTACTGGTTTAAATACAGACGGAGCACCATTTTATGAATCGTATTCTTCTACAAACGAATACTTATTTCCTCGATTGGTTGAGAATACCGAATATAAATGGAAAGTAAAAGCCGTTGGCGCTTACGGACAACAAGGCGAATATTCATCAGTCGCTACATTCAAAACACTTTCATCACAAGCAAAAGTAAAAGTCAATGTTGGTGGAACTATGAAAACAGGTAAAGTTTTTGTGAATGTAAACGGACAAATGAAAAAAGTCAAAAAGATATATGTCAATGTAAATGGACAAGCAAAGGAGTGTGTATAACATGGAAGATTTTAGTTGTTTAAAAGATTGCGAAAAAACTGAATTTAAGTCTACTCTTGTACCTAAAAAAGATGAACCACTAGACATTACAGTGCAAGTAGACGGAATTGCAGATGCAACGGACATTGGCAAATCGTTGCTAAAAGCAGACAGTCAATCTAAAGCAAGAGAAGTTATAGGTGCTGGCACTAGTAATTTTGACGGAAATTATAATTCTTTGACGAATAAACCGACAATTCCAACAACGGCAACAAAAGATAAAGCTGGTACTGTCAAACAATGTGAACTAGTGGCAAGTGCAACTGGAGAAACTGTTACAAAAGCCGAATTTGAAGCGTTGTTAACGGCATTAAAGAGCGCTGGCATTATGGCTAATTCATAGTCCTAGATAACGACAATAAACTTATCTTAGAAAGAGGATATTATGGATATCTTGACAATGATTACTGATTTAATTGAACCAACTACTTTAATTTGTTGCTTATGTGTTGGATATGCAATTAAGCATATTAAGGCGCTAGACGCTTATAGCAACGAATTTATTCCATTGACTATGTTACTATTAGGAGCCGTTGTTTCGTCCATTGTAGCGTATTTCAATGGTGTAGGAGTGACACCAGATGTTATCGTACAAGGAATGGTAACTGGTATTGCTTCTACTGGTTTACATCAGTTATTCACACGTACAATTCAAGGGTTAAGTGGAGAAACAACAGAGCAGAATTAGTTATGAGTGAAGTTGTTTTAGTCGCACTCATATCTGGTATTTGTACGGCGATACCAAGTTTAATCGCTACATTTGTTATGAATAACAAAACTATGGAAGCTCTGAAATACAGAATTGAATCTTTAGAGGCGAAGACAGAAAAGCATAACAATGTAGTTGAGCGTACTTTTAAATTGGAAGAAGACGTAAAAAACGCACAATATCGTATCAATGATTTAAAACAAGATGTAGACAAATTACAAATGAAATAAGAATAGGCAAATATAAGGGCAACTTTTTTTTTGAGTTAGCCCTTTTTTCGTGCCTTGAAAGGAGATTTTATGCAACCGAATAAAACATATGTCGCTAGTGATGGATATGAATATTTCATGTGTCCTATGACCGAGTTTAAGATTACGCAGGTAGAAAATGTTGGAACACATTTAGGAACAAAAGCAGTCGATTTTGCAAGTGGTACTGCAGGATATAGAGCGCCTTATTATGCACCTGCCACTGTTAAATGTATTAAGACCATTCCAAGCTACGGAGAAGCCACTTGGCAGACTGTTAATAAGGTACATTGTCCAAATGGGTACTTTGGTATTGTTACCTTTGAAACAGTCCATGACAACACCTTTAATGCGTATGTAGGCATGGTGATTAAACAAGGTCAACAGTTAGGAAATATGGGTGATGCAGGTAGAGCAAGTGGTGTTCATTTACATATCGAATTCACTCAGTCTGCGAATGGTAATATGGCATATAATTCATATGGCATATATACTTTTACTGCTACTGAAAGCTACGTTGACGATACGTTCTATGTAGATGATACGAACATTATCACCCCTATGGCAGGGAATTGGAGAAAATGCAATGCAGGTAGTGGTAGTACAACAAGTGGCTATGACCCTAGCCAGCTCATTCAAGAAGATGGTATTGCACATTTTACAAACGATACACCTATTATATGTCATAGAGATAGTCCAACTGGTCCGAAGTTTGGTAGCTATGTAAAAGGTGAAACACAACGATATACAGAAAAATGGGTAGGAAACGGACACAGATATATTTCATGGTTATATGAGAATGACCCTAGTATTCGTTGTTTTGTAGCCGTTAGTGGAAGTGAAGTGCAAGGTGAAGACCCTTGGGCAACATTTACTGCAACTGAGGAAGAAAATAAACCTAGTGAACCTGAAACACCAAGTGAACCTACAAAAGAATTTCCTGATAGTGTTAAGATGAAAGGAATTGATTTGTCTGAACACAACAACGGAAACATTGACTTTTCACAATACGATTTTGTTATCTTGCGTGCGAATTGGTGGACGACAGAAGATAAGAAGTTCAAGACATTCGCCGATAAGCTAGATAAATTAGGCATTCCATATGGTGTATACTGCTATGACTATTGTGGTGATGAACAAACTGCACTAGAACAAGCAGAATACACATACAATCTGATCAAAGATAGAGATATTAAGATGGGTGTATGGATGGATATGGAAGATGCCGATGGTTGGAAACAAAAAAATGGATATTTGAACAGAGAGCATTGCTCAATGGTTTGTAAGGTTTTCTGTGATTTCTTCAAAAAACGTGGATATTTTACAGGTGTATACTCAACAAAGATTTGGTTTGAAAGTTACTGTCCAACAGATTACCCAAAATGGATTGCCAATTGGGGTACGAATGATGGCACTTGTCAAGGAGATTTTTCTGACGAAGGTGTCATGCATCAGTATACCTCAACACCAATTGATAAAGATGTTGCATATCACGAAGTTGACTACTTTAAGTCTAATCCAGTTGAACCTGAAAAGCCTGAAGAACCTGATGAACCACAAGAACCTAGTGAACCTGATACTCCAACAGATGAAGATGATGAAAAGTTGGATATTGGGTTGGTAAACATTGTTTTGAACACTTTAAACTCATTCCTGAAATGGGCGACAAAGTTAATTCAAAAAATTGTAAACCTGTTTAAGTAATTTGATGTAAAAACTATTTTGACTGTGTAAATAAAAACTACCTTCAAAAAGAGGGTAGTTTTTTATGCATCATAATTATTGAATTCATGAACATGGATATCAATTTGGATCAAAACAAAAATTCATAAAATTGATTCAAGCATAGTTCACTTTACTAAATACGAGGGGTTATAATATCTATGCAATCCTTAGATTGTAAAATTATACTTTTTATTAAATTCCTATTTTAACCCCTTTCAGAGAAGAGATGCAGAAATGCATCTTTTTTCTTTTGTATAGTTGACTTTTCACATATCTTAGGTTTATAATATACGTGTTCTGATTATCCTTTGCGTCAGACGAACTCGGTCTAGCAAAATTTTCCATAGAGAAAAAGCGCATGAAAAAATGTGCTTTTTTTCTTTTTATGATAGTTCACTTTGGCACTTTCAGGTGTTAAAATACCCTCGTAATTGTTCTTTGATATGAAAATGTCAACCATGTGAAGAGAGGTGTCAACTTGCGTGGAGCGTGGCTAAACAAGGCTTATTGCCTGATGAAACGATAGTTTATCAGGAAGAAGTTGGATATATAGCAATATATATCCTGAATGAGGAAACCTCAAACTTAACCACGTGTGCATACCTTGAAATATGTAAAGGAACTGAACTTGTCGTGTCTGCAATAAAAAGTCGTGGAAACACGTCCTCTCCTACAAGCGATATAGTGGGAGCTATATAAAGCCAATGTAGGAAATACCCAACAAAGACATTGCACGTGATGTGTAGAAATACACTATAAGACAAGTAGCAGGTACAAGTAGCTCAGAGTGCGTAGAGGAACGATTTCTACAGATAACGAAGCTAACAGGAAATTATTAGATCTGAAAGACGAGTGAAAGTTGGGGGTATTATTCCCCTCGTTGGTTCAAAAGGGTAAGAAGCTATAAGGTCGCAACTTATAGCTCAGACTTATTCTCAATGTGTCTGAATATACACGATCAAGTGTTATGTATGGCGAAAGTCAGATATTTTCATATTAATGGCAATTTATATTCATTTTCTAAGTTTTCAATCTTAAATTTTCTTTGTTTTAAGAGCCTTGAATAGGCTCTTTTATTTTTGTTAAGACATAAAAAAAAGCTCATGTTGGCGCATGAACAAACAGAAATACAAAGATTTTGACACTGTGCTTTTTCATATCTTTGTACTTTCATTATATACGTTTTAGGTTGCGTTTTCAATAAAAAAGTTTAATTTTTTTTGATTTTTTTATAAAACGTAAAATAAATCGTAAATGTTTTCGCGCAAAAAAGTAGTGTTTAGCCAAACACTACTTATATAAATTTATTTTATCTGAGTTGAACCATCCATAACGATTCTTGTGATTTCTGCAACTTGTCCATTATTAATTTGAACGTAAGCAACAATTTGGTGCCTTGAATCATCTTCTAATATATCATAAATTTGCTTATGGCGAACAAAAAAAGAATTAAAATAATAACAAAAAGGGTTGAAAATGGTTCGCTCATAGCGTATAATTTACTTGTCGGTAAGCTTAGAGCGAATATTTGGAGGTGTAAAAATGGACAAACTGACAATAAAACAAGTTAGAGTTCTTAATGATTTATCTCAAAAACAAATGGCTTTTAAACTTGATATGCCATTAGGAACGTATCAAAAGAAAGAGCAAGGACGTTCTCCATTTACGTTTTTAGAGGTTGTTAAAATTTGTGAAGCCTTTAATGTAGATATCAACAAAATTCAAGTTGATTAATTTTTTTAAAAAATAAGTTCGCTACGAGCGAATAAAAGGAGAATCATGACTTTCACAGAAACGTTTTTATTCATATGCGTGATTGTAGAGTTCATCTGCATCTACATATTAACGCACGATAGGAGATGAAACATGGAAGAAAAAACCGAATTTATGAATGATAAGGAATTGGAAATGTTGTTTCAAACCAACACCAATAACTTTATCGCAAAACAAAACAAGTTAAACAAAGTGAATACCGAGTTCAGTAAGAAAACAACCACTTTGTTAAAGCAACTATCTGATGATTACATTCAAACGAGAGAAGAGATTCACAAGATGAATTCCAAAATTGATCGTTTGACTGTATTCCTGATTCTTACATTATGCCTGCTACTTTGGAGCTTATTCGTATGAGTTATCTAGGGTACAAGGAAATTATGGAACTGTTGAAATGTTCCAAAGGAAAAGCATATGAAGTGATTTTAGAATTAAGAACATTATCAGGGTGGAGCGACACATACGAATGTAAGCATCTATCAAGAATCGTGATACCTAAATCCGTATTCTTGAAATATTATCCTAATTTAAAGCAGGCGATTAGGGAAAAAGAAAAAGAGTTATCTGCTTAGGCACCCAAACCGACAGATAACTCATGAGGTAAATGGCTCAAAAATAAAGCCATTTCCATTATAGCACATAGAAAACAAAAGGGGGAAATGACGATGACATTACAACAACTTAGGGATATCGAAGATAACAAACACATTGATTCATTTATCGAATCAGATGATTCATTCAACGATTGGGAAAAGAGAAGCAATCCTGAATACATCTCAACCTATTACGAGATGTTAAGCATTCTTTATCAAATCATGGATGAGAACGATGAAATTAAAGCCATCAAATGTGCCGAAGATGAAATGGAAGATTGGATTGGTTCTATCAAGAATAGCATGAATTACAACTATTCATTAGCCAAGATTCATGCGTGCAAGGACTTCCTGAATGGGGAAGATATGTTTGGTGAGAACTATGACTAGGACTACTGCTACTAAGAGTTCCACAAGGACTTCAACAAGAAAATCAACTGCTACTAAAAAATATGAAGCTCTTATGGAACAACAATTTGAAATTCCTGAATTTGGAAATGTCAATTGGGGCAAGTTCGATTATTACAATCATCAACAACGCATCAAGAAAACCAATGAACGTATTCATCAATTCAAGGTGTTTGCTTCCATATCAATCTCAGTCATTATCGCACTCTTAGTGTTTTCGATATTTGTATTTCTGAGATTTGGATTGGGGGTTGAAATATGAAAGGTAAACCATCTCAGTGTGATTTGCTTCTGCAACATCTAAAAGAACATGGAAGTATAACTGGAGCAGAAGCATTTGAAAAACTAGGTATCTATCGGTTGTCTGCACGTATCGCAGATTTAAGAGCTGAGGGATATGTCATTGAAACACAGTATAAACACAAGAAGAACTCGAAAGGAGAAAATGTACATTATGGAGAGTACATACTTCACTCATGAACTTATACGAAAGCAATAACGAGTTTGAATTCATCAAGCTCAATTCTCGTGAAGAATGGCTAAAAGCAAGAGAAACAAGAATTGGTGGAAGTGAAGCCAGTTCTTTGATTGGTATAAACAAATATCAATCGCTCAGGGATTTATGGAGAAAGAAGAAAAAAGGAATTACGGAAGAAATCGACAACGAAGCGATTCGTTATGGAAATGCATTAGAGCCAATTCTAAGAGAAATGTTCAGAGTAAAGCATCCAACAATGGATGTTCAGCACGAAGAAAACGCAATCCTTTATTCCAAAAAATACGAGTATATGTCATATTCGCCTGATGGATTAATTTGGGATGGAGCAAGAGCTGGAATCCTAGAAATCAAAACATCATTTATCCGTAATTCAGAAATGCTAAGGAATTGGGATAACAAAATCCCTGACAATTATTTTGTTCAGGTGCTATGGGGATTGATCGTAACTGGATATGAGTTTGTAGATTTAATCGCAGAGCTACGATTCATGGATGGAAATGCATCCATTCGTCAATATCACATCGAAAGAAAAGAAGTCCTAGACGATATCGAATACATTATCGAAACAGGACATACAAATTGGCAAACATATTTCATAGGAGATATAGAGCCAAAAATACAGTTTGAACTGTAGAAAGGAAAAAAATGTTATCAGAAAAAAGCTTAGAATACGCGAAGCATAATATAAATCTTTTATACAAAGATTTAGAAAATATTAAGTACGTTGGATTATATCTTGAAGAAAATTATAGTGAAAATTTCATAAATCAACATTTATTCAACACTTATAATTCAATGAAAGATTCGATAGGGAAATTGTATGCGATATATAAGAATGAAAAAGGAGAAACAGATGCAATTTGAATTAGAAGCAACAGTATTGAATGGCAAGGTTGTTACAAACGCTAAGGAATTGTTAGCAAACATTGACAACGGATTAAAACATTATGACTACGTTGTTACAGAAAATACATACGAGCAGGCGAAGAAAGACCGTGCTCAATTGAATTCCATTGTGAAGATGGTTTCAGATGAAAGGAAACGTGTTGAAGATGATTTGTTCTCAGAATGGAAAGAGGACAAGAAAAACATCATGGGCATTGAGAAGAAAATCAAACAATGTGCCGACAGTTTAGGACAAGGTATCACAGACATTGAAGATACCTTAAAAGATGAAAAACGTAAACATATCTATGAAGCATGGCAAACGATGCTAGATAGCAAAGGCAACGGAGAACATTATGACTTAACTCCAAAATTCAATGAGAAATGGTTGAACAAAACAACTTCAAATAAATCCATTGAAAAAGACCTGAATGTTATCTATGACAAAATCATTCAGGACTTAGGTTTTATGGAAACGTTCTTACCTAATGATGAAACAGATATCGCTCAAATCAAGGAAGTGTATTTCCAAGACTACGATTTAATGCGTGCCAAAGTTAAGGCAGACGATTTAAAGCGTATCAGAGAGTCTGTAGAGAGACAAAAACAAAAGGAAGAACAAATAGTTCAAGAACCTTTACATTTTGAACAGAGCATACCTAACGAGCCTGAAAATAAGGTTGTAGAACAAAACACAAATTGGGCAGAGTTCAGGGTCGAGGGAACACGTGAACAATTATTAGAACTTACAAATGTATTAGTAAATTTGAGAAACAATACATCATTTGAATTTAAAGTAACAAATAAAGGAGAGTTATAAAATGCAAGTACAAAACAGTTTAGCAAGAAAATCAAATGAGTCTGTTACGACTTTTACAGTAGGAAACGATACAGTAACATTAAGTCCTAGTATCGTTCGTAACTACTTAACAAATGGAAATGGTGCAGTTACTGACCAAGAAGTAAATTATTTTGTTCATTTATGTCGAGGGCAAAGATTGAATCCTTTCTTAAAAGAAATTTATTTAATTAAATTTGGTACACAACAAGCTACATTTGTTGTATCAAAAGAAGCTTTCTTAAAACGTGCCGAAGCTAATCCCCAATATGATGGATCAGAAAGTGGAATCATTGTTTTAAATAAAGACGGAGAGCTTATTGAGCGTAAAGGTGGTTTCTTCTTAAAGGATAGCGAACAAGTTGTAGGTGGATGGGCAAAGGTCTATCGAAAAGATAGAAAATATCCTAGCGATGTTCAAGTTACTTTTGAAGAATACGCTGGGCGAACTAAAGATGGAAATTTAAATAGCAACTGGGCGAACAGACCAGCCACAATGATTAAAAAAGTTGCCTTAGTGCAAGCTTTAAGAGAGGCATTCCCTAACGATTTGAATAATTTATATACCGAAGAGGAACAAGGAGACATTCAAATGCCTATGGTTGATACAACACCAATTGAACAACCTAAACCAGTTCAACAAAACTTTCAACAACCTGTGCAACAACAAGTTATAGAACAGGATATTGATTTGGGAGACAGTCTTGTATAACGAAAACTTATTACAAGGGCATATCAAGGAATGCTTCTTTACTAGAGAACCACGTGAAGAAAACCTTTGTATACACCACGTATACAGAGGTTCATTCCGTGATAAGTCTACTGAATATGGTTGTTGGATATGGTTAAGACCTGATTGGCATAATCAAACGAATTACTCAATCCATAACGATAGAAACTTAGAGTTACGAATTCAAGCCATGTGTCAAATGGCATTTGAAGATAGATACAGTCATGAAGAATTCATGGAAGTATTCAAAACAGACTATATCGAAAAATTCAGAAATAGATACGGGAACACTTCAAGTATCTATGCCGAGTACAGACAAAGAAAGTTGGTGATGGAAAATGCTAATTGATGGACAAAATGTGTATATGTTCAATCCATTTCAAATGAAAGACTGGACAGAAGAAGAAATTGCAAATCAAGTGGATTATCTGATTTCCTGCATAGACAACGATGCAGATACACCTTATCAAATTGCTAAGAACATAGAAAACGTATCGAATCAGTTGTTTCTCTTTGGAGAATGTATCGCAAGATACGTAAAAGAACGCAACAGAGTTCGAGACGAACTAAGTGCAAACAGTAAAATATACGCTTATATCGCTAGAGATGAATATAAGACAAAGAATCCTGATAGTAAAGTGCCTGCCATGTCATATTTTGAGGGTATAGCCGAGCAAAAACTCATTGAGGATAGAAATACATTATCAGACCTTGAATGCAAGCTCACACGCTTTAAAAACGCTTACCAAAGCGCAGAGAATATCTGTAATTCTTGGAAGAAACTGTTAGAGGCAATTCGATATGAGAATGGGGGCAAGTAAATGAGATACAGATTTGAGATACCAGGAGAACCAATGGGGAAACAAAGGCCTAAGTTTTCAAGGCAAGGACAGTTTGTTAAAACCTACACACCTCAGAAAACAGTCAATTATGAAACATATGTCAAAGAACGTTTCTTGATTGAATACCCCGAATATAAACCTTTGGAAGGTGAATTAGTTGTTCGTATAAATTCTTATTTCCCAATTCCTAAATCGTTCTCAAAGAAGAAAAGAGAACAAGCAGAAATGGGAATGATAAAACCAACAAAGAAACCCGATTGCGACAATATCGCAAAAATCGTTCTTGATTCATTGAATGGCATAGCGTTTATGGACGATAAACAAGTTGTCAATTTAGTTGTAACGAAAAACTACGATTCAATTCCATGTGTTGAGGTTGATATAAATGAAATAGGGGGTTCAAATGAGCGATAAAAGATATTATTGGATAAAACTTAAAACCGATTTTTTCAACCTACCCGAAATTGACTGGCTTTTATCTCAAAAGAATGGTGCAGAATATATCGTTCTCTATCAAATGTTGTGTCTTATGACGGCTAATAATAATGGCGAACTGTCTAGTAGGTTTGGAGAAATGATTATTCCTTATGATGTTGACAAAATTGTTAGAGATACAAAATATTTTGATTTTGACACTGTTAAAGTCGCTTTAGAACTATACAAAAAATTAGGACTTGTATATGAATCTAAAAACGATATGTTAAGAATTTCTAAATATGAAGAAATGATAGGAAGTGAAAGTAATTGGGCAGTAAAGAAACGAGAATATAGACAAAGAAAGGAAATAGAAGACAATAAGGAAAAATCATTAGGACAAAAAGAGGACAATGTCCGACAAGAGATAGATATAGAGATAGATATAGAGAAAGAGATAGATAAAGAGATAGATAAAGAGATAGATATAAATAAAGAAGAAAAAATTCCGTACAAAGAGATCATTGATTGTTTGAATAAATTTGCAAAAACAAATTACAGACATACTAGTCAAGTAACGAAAGACAAAATAAAAGCTAGATGGGATGACGGATTCAGATTAAACGATTTTGAAACTGTTATCAAAAACAAGTGTAGCGAATGGATGGGTACAGACATGGAAAAATATCTAAGACCAAAAACATTGTTTGGAAACAATTTTGAAAGCTACTTAAACCAAAAAGTTTCAAAAGAAAACTCGAATACCGAAAACGTTCCTGATTGGTACAAGAATACAGGCGAAACAGAACCTGATGATGAATTGCTTAAACAAGTCGAAGAAATGAAAAGAGGTTTGAATCGTGAAACTTAGAAAAATTTTGATAGGTGTAGTTGTATATGCGATTTGGTTTGCGTTTGCGTTCATGCTTCTTGATGAAACAAGCAATGGCAAATACGAGCCAATGCCAGGAATGCTAGATTATGCCGAACAAGAATAAACACTTAAAGCAGTATGCAGTGTATGACGAAAACGATGCGTGTTGCTTTATCGGCAGTGTGAAAGAGATATCGGATTATCTCAGAATCAATCAAAAGAAGATACGAAATCGAATGTACAGAAACATTCGTTTAAATCGAAAGTATCTCATCATAAAATTGGAGGATTGAAAAAGTGAAAAACAAGGAGCTAGAACTTCTTGCAAGCCTTAAAAAAGCGTGTCGATTGATGGACGAGATAGATACATTCAAGAACGAGATAGCACTTGCAGAAGTTCAGGAATATCTTAGAGCCATTCGCTTTAAGAGCTTATGGTACGTAGATTTTGAAAGGTGAAAAGGAGTAGGGAAAGGGAATGGAACAAAAACACGAAATTTGGAAAGACATATCAGACTACATTGGATATTATCAAATATCGAATTTAGGAAGAATAAGGTCATTGGATAGAATGGTATCGCAGAAAAAGTGCTCTAGCGAATATTCACGATCGATGAAAGGAAAAATACTGAAAACAAAAATAACTAATAGTGGATATGAGCTTGTACATTTAAGTAAAGACGGAGTAGTTAAGGCATATACAGTGCATAAATTGGTTTACATGGCATTTAACGGAGATTATGATTTTTCACTTCAAATAAACCATAAAGACGGCGACAAAACAAATAACCGATCCCACGTTATCAATGGGCGAGCAAAAAAAGCTGGAGGATACTCATGGGAAGCCGTTAGAAGCGTTTAAAGAAAAAATGCTAAGCAATGTACAAACGCAACTATTTTAGGAGGAAACATTAAGTAATTAAAAATATAGACAAATAAACTTATATGTGATATAATGTGTTTGACGAAAGGGTATTATAAAGGAGACACTATCATGAACACATCGAATATCACAAATTATAAACCAAAAGATTTTGCTGAATTACTAGGGGTATCTGTTAAAACATTACAACGTTGGGATCGTGATGGAATACTTAAAGCAAATCGCACTCCAACTGATAGGCGTTATTATACTTACGATCAATATTTACAATTCAAAGGGATCAATACTGTAGAAGATAATAGAGAAATTGTAATATACGCTAGAGTTTCAACAAGAAATCAAAAGGATGATTTGAAGAATCAAATTGAATTCTTAAAAACATTTTGCAATTCAAAAGGCATGATCGTATCACAATGCATTGAAGATTATGGAAGTGGGCTAAATTACAACAGAAAAAAATGGAATCAACTTTTGAACGAAGTTATGGAGAATAAAATTAAAACAATAGTTATTTCAAATAAAGACAGATTTATCCGTTTTGGATATGAT